CGCGGGTCCGGGACTTCGCTGACGCCCAGATCGACGAGTTCGGGCAGCCCTACCCCTGGCGTGCCGACCTGCTCGCCCAGCTCGGCGGCGCCGACACCACCACGACCGACGGGAGCGAGGGATGAGCGCCCCGATCGGCAAGCCCTACACGTCACTGCCCGACTACGCCGACATCGCCTACGTAGACGGCAAGTTGCGAGTCGCCAGCGGAATCGCACGTCGCGCCAAAGACCCCGAGAGGCGTCGCTGCTGGCTCGAAACCGCAGACATCCTGCTCGATCAGCGGATTGCGCTCGCAACCCTCGACGCCACCAAGACCACGACCGACGGCGACGCCGTCCACGAAGGAGACACCCATGCCTGAGACCACAACCCCGCGGCAGGTGCTGCGCTGGGAGATCCCCGCAGACGACCAGTGGCACGTGCCGCCGTTCATCGGCTCCATCGTCCACATCGCCTCCCGCAAAATCGAGGCCGTCGAGATCTGGACCTCGCCCGACGTCGCAGTGGGCCACACCTCCGACGGGACCGGGCGCGTCCGGGAGGAGCGGATCGCCGTGCCGCGGTCGCGAGAGAACCAGAGGGAGTTCCGCGTCTTCGGGACCGGCCAGCCCGTCGAGGGGCTATACCACGGCACCGCGCTCGTGGGGCCGTTCGCGTGGCACCTGTTCAGCCGCCTCGCTACCGACGAGCAGGCCGACCGATGACCGGCCTGCACGCCGCGCTCGCCGAACTGGCCAAGCGCGGGCCCCGCGGGTTCGACTTGAACCCGACCCTTCCCACACAGGGCCGCGACACGGGCTGGTGGCTCGACTACCTGCGCCGCCTCAACGAGTTCTGGATGTCCGCCCTCCGCGCGCTGCTGGACGAGCACCCGGCCGACCTGCCCGTGGCGACCGACAGCACGACGGCGGCGCTGGTCGAGCGGTCGTCGTTCGGCACCCCGGAAGCCACGGCTCTGCGCGCGTCCGTCAGCGACGAGGTCGCTGCTCGCGTCGTGGCTCGCGTGAAGGAACTGGAGGCCGACGCTCCCGAGCCGTCCGACCGGGCCGGGCTGAGCGAGACCGAGCTGCGAGACGTCCGGGCGGCGTTCGAGCGGGACAGGTGGGCTGGCGAGTTCAACAGCCTGCCTACCGCGATCGACCGCGTCCTCAGCCGGCGCGCCGACCGGCTCGCGGTGGCCGAGCAGGAGCGGGACGAGGCGCGCGTCGCCGAGGAGCGCTCTCGCCAGGCGGCGAAGTACGCCCACGAGGTCGGACTGAGGCACCAGGACGCCCGAGACGCCGCCGACCAGAAGGTTGCCGCGCTGCGCGCCCAGGTCGAGGCGCTGCACGGGAAGACGCACTGGTGCTTCGGGGGCGACGACGTCAACGACCTGCGCGACGACAAGGTGTTCGAGCCCGGGACGGACCACTGGCCGTGCCCGACCCTCGGTGCTCTCGGTGACTCGGCGCAGGTCGTCCAGCGGATCAAGGACGAAGCCGCCGCGGACGCCCTGGAGCAGGCGGTGGTGCACCTCGACACAATGGCCGCCCGGTTCCTCGCGGTTGGGGAGGCGATGGGCCTCCCGTTCACTGGCGAGCACCGAGCGAAGCACGCCGGCTACTGCGAGGCCGCCCGAGCCGTGGAGCACCGCGCTCGCTGGGTGCGGGACGGCGGCGACCATGGCTGAGCCGAAGCGTGACCCCGACGAGACCGACGACCTGCAAGCCATCGTCAGGTACCACGGCGCGAACGACGTTCTCGACGCCCTGCTAGTCGTCGCAGGCGAGTGCTACGGCAACGACAACGCCGTCGAGAACCTGCACCGCCTGATGCTGCACCGAGCCCAGGTGTTCACGGCAGAGGGCGACGACGATGCCTGAGCCCGACGCGATCGCCGAACTGCTCGCACGAGTGGCAGGTGAGCCGTGATCCCACCCGAAGACCGCTGGGAACCCTGGCCCATCCACACCGAACTCACCAACGGACCCGAACGCATCTACGACGACAACCCCACCGCCGACACGCGACGACCAGTCGGCTTCAAACCACCCGCCACCGACACCGAACCACTGCTCTGGGAAGGCGACAACGCATGAGCACCACCAAGGTCGCCCGCGACCTAACCGAGATCACCAAGCTCCACGAACAACTCCTCGCCCAAGCCATCCAGAAAGCCGGCGCCACCATCGACGGCACCAGCCTCCCCGGCGGTGACGCCATGGTCGCCCTCGCACATGTTGCCGACCCCGAAACCAACCAGCGTCGTGTCGGACTCGCCGAAGAACACCACATTGCCACCTGCCTGCGCACCGACCACACCCGTTGCTGGACCGGCTCCGAAGACGAAGACGCCGACCACGAACCCGTCCTGCAAACCCTGCTGTTCTGGTCCGAACAGTGGCGCAACGAGAAGGGCTACCCACTCGAAGGACGGCGACCAACCGTCGCAAGCGAGGCCAACCTCATCCGGTCACTCCTCGACTGGGCCTGGGACAACGTCGTCGAGTGGCACGACTTCGCACGCGACATCCGACAGGCACGCGTCCGGAGCGAAGACCTGCTGTACGCCGGGGCCAGGCAGGAGCGGACGCGGATCACCTGCAACCGTTGCGAAGCCGGACCTCGACTGCTGCACCTCTACGGCCCTGAGACCGACGGCAGCAGCGACAGGTGGAAGTGCCCCGCATGCAAGGTGCGACTCGACGACCGAGGCGTCCAGGAAGCACACGCCGCCATGCTCCGATCCGAAGGGGCCGAGAAGTGGGTGCCACAAGCCGACGCCATCGGAATCCTCAAGGCACTCGGACGCTCCGAGAACACAGTCCGCTCCTGGCTCCGACGCTGCCAAGCCGAGTCCTACTGCGACCCCATCACCCACGCCGTCTACGTCTGGTGGCCCTCACTGTGGCGCCTCCACCTCGACGGCATCACCAATGTGGCATGATGGCTTGCACCGGCTTCTCGATGCGGAAGCGTCTCTAGAAGTCGGTGGCCACGACCCCGACTCGCTTTTCCCGAGTCGGGGTCGCTGCATGTTCGGCCCCACCTCCTCGGCGACCACCACCCCCTCCGGCCCAGGCAGACCAGCCACCAGGCGCCACCCTGGACGCGCAGCCCGACTCGGCGAGCATCTGGGACTTGCCTGAGCCTGGCGGTGAACGAGGTGACCACGTGAGCACCGGACGCAACACCACCATCCGCGACCGAGACCGCAACACAATCCGCCGAACCAAGCCGCCCTGCGGAATCTGCGGCGGCGAGATCGACTACACGCTGCACTACCTAGACCCCATGGCCTACGTCGTCGACCACATCATTCCGCTCAACAAGGGCGGCGCGGACACACTCGACAACAAGCAAGCCGCACACAGGTCATGCAACCGAGCCAAGTCGGACTCGCTGCCTGAGCCTCGTGCAATCTCGACCTACGTCACGTCGCGAACCTGGTGAGCTGGGTGGGGAGGGACCCCTCTCCCCCACGCGTCCCGCCTCTCACGGCATAGGCGGATGTGTGTGCCAGCTTCTTTTTGACGGGGCTCCTATTTCGATCTTGCGTCACTCCCGACGCAAACCACGCCGACGCCGGGCGGAAATCGGGCGATTGGGAGGTGGCCGGAATGGCCAAGGAAGAGATCTACGACCTGATCTCGGCCATGGAAGCGGGCGACGTGCTCGCCGAGGCCGAGCGCCGTTACGAGATCATCGCCGAGATGATGGACCCTCGCCGCGAACTGGGCGAGAACGAGCGCCCGCTGACCGGGACCGAGGTCAAGGCGCTGTCAATCGAGGCGGACCGCCTCATGCACAAGATCGTTGGCCTCCGCGCGGAGAAGGTGGCCGACGCCGCCAAGAGGTCGACCGACGGCCAGCCGGCCAACGGACCCCAGTTCGGCAAGGTGGTCGCGCTCGATGCCGACCGCTTCCGCCGCTCGAGTTAACCCTGCCCCACTCGTCGAGATTGCTCGACACTGCGTCGTCCCCGACGACATCGCGTTCACTCGCTACTACGAGCTGATCGCCCCCGAGCTGCCCGGAATGGGCGTCACGCTCGACCAGTGGCAGCAGGACATCTGGGAGCTCGGCCTCAGCCTGCGAGCCGACGGCACTCTTTGCTGCGACGTCATGGGCGTGACGCTGTCGATCGCCCGCCAGGCAGGCAAAACCTGGGGCATCATGGTCGGCCTCGTCGCCATCTGCCTCGCGCGACCCGGGACGACCGTCGTCTGGTCCTCCCATCACGACCGGACCTCAAGCGAGACCCTGTCGAAGATCGCCGGCATCGTCGAGAAGCCCGCGATCCGCCCGAAGATGCGCGCCCAGCATCCGGTGGTGTTCACCGACGACAACCGCGGCGTCCACTTCGCCAACGGTTCCCGGATCCTGTTCGGCGCCCGCTCTTCGGGCTTCGGGCGCGGGTTCTCCGAGGTCGACATCCAGGTTTACGACGAGTGTCAGAACCTCAAGGAGTCGGCCCTCACCGACATGCTCGCCGCCATGAACGTCTCCGACATCGGGCTGGCGTTCTTCATGGGCACCCCGCCGCGCCCACAAGAGGCGCGCCTCGGCGTCGATGAGGCGTTCAAGCGTCGCCGGAAGCGTGCGACGGAGCCGAAGAAGCGCCGACCCTTCAAGGGCGTGTTCGTGGAGTTCTCGCCAGAGACGCCCGATAACGCCGAGGCTCTGGTCGCCGAGTTCCTCGACGAGCTCGACGCTCCTGGCTTCTGGGAGATGCTCGCCGAAGTCAACCCCTCGTTCGGCTATCGAGTCGGCAAGTCGGCGATCGAGCGACTGGTCGAGAACATGTCGCCCGACGATGTCCTGCGCGAGGTCCTTGGGATCTGGGACGAGACCGAGAAGGCCCTCGCCGTCATTCCCCCCTTCGCATGGAAGGGACTCGCGGCCAGCGGCCCGCCCGACGGCACTCCGCCCAGTGCGCTTGGGGTCGATGCTTCCCATGACGGCGTGCTCGCCGTTGCTGGCAGTTGGCGCATCGACGACTCGACCCACCTCGAGCTGCTCGCCGTCGACCAGTGGAGTGACGACGAAGCCGCCTCAGACTGGATCGCAGCTCGCGCAGGCCGCCGGATTCCCGTGGTCATCGACGGAGCCTCCCCCGCCGCTCGCCTGATTCCCCTGCTCAAGACGCGACGATGCAAGGTCATCCCGGGCTCGGCTGGCGACATGGCGAAGGGCTGTGGCGGGCTGTATGCGGCAGCCATGGCTCCAGTGTCGCTGCTCACCCACGACGGCCACGACCTCGTCGCCGCAGCGCTCGCAGGGGCAAAGAAGCGACCGATCGGCCAGGCCGGTGGCTGGGGCTGGGACCGCCGGGACCCGAGCATCAACATCGCGCCCCTCGTGGCGATGACCTTGGCGCACTACGGCGCCTCGACTAGCAAGAAGCCCACATCCGGCCGCGCCGTGTTCGCCTGAGAGGAGGTCGCCGTGCTTGATGACGCCGAGGTGATCTCTACCGCCCGCGACCTGTGGTCGCGTCACCGCGACGAGCTCGCCGAGCACGACCGGATCTACAACTTCGTGCGCGGCAAGTACGGCGTCCCGGCGGTGCCAGAGAGTGCCGGCGACGAGCTGCAGGACCTGGCCAAGATGTCGGTCAAGAACATCCTCACTCTCGTCCGCGACGCCTTCTCCCAGCCGCTCCGGGTGGTCGGCTTTCGGTCGCCGGACGCTGCCGAGAACGACGCCGACATCTGGGCGTTGTGGCAGGAGCAGAAGCTCGACGCGCGGCAGAAGGAGCCCTATCGAGCCGCCGTCACCTACGGCACCTCCTACGCTGTCATCACCAGGGACGGCATCCGGTTCCGCACCCCTCGGCAGCTGTTCGCGGCCTACGCGGACGCTGAGGTCGACGACTGGCCGGCCTACGCCCTTGAGACGTGGATCGACCGCAGCGGCAAGAAACCCGTTCGGCGGGGCCGTCTGTTCGACGAGACCCACGTCTACGAGGTCAACCTTGGGACACTGAGCGAGCAGGCCGCCAAGGCCGAGCAGTCTGCGTCCCTTCAGCGCCGGATCACGGTGACCGTCGATGACGACGCCGAGCCCGCCGAGCATGGCTTCGATCACCCGCCGGTCGTCCGCTTCGTCAACGACCGCGATGCTGAGGATCTGGTCGAGGGAGAGATTGAGCCCCTGATCGGCGATCAGAAGGCGATCAACGCGGTGAACTTCGACCGTCTCGTCGTGTCCCGCTACGGCGCCTTCCCGCAGAAGTACGTCATCGGCTGGGCGCCCAGCGGGCCCGCCGAGCTGGCCAAGGCATCCGCGCAGACTCTGATGGCCTTCGAAGACTCTGAGGTCACGGCTGGGGCATTCCCCCAGGCGAGCGTCGACAGCTACAACTCGATCCTGCAGGAGATGCTCGTCCACGTCGCGATGAAGTCTGGCATCGCGCCGTTCGGCATCACGGGCTCGTTTGCCAACCTTGCGGCCGACGCTATCGCGCAGATCGCTAAGCCGTACCAGGACAAGCTAGGGACTAAGCAGGACTCCTTCGGCGAGTCGATGGAGCTTGTCATCCGCACCTTCGCGACCCTCCGTGGCGTCGAGGTGCCCGAGGATGCCGAGGTCGTCTGGGACGAGACCGAGGCGCGCTCGTTCACCCAGGTGGTCGACGGCATCGTCAAGCTTGCCAGCGCCGGGGCTCCGATCGACGAGCTCCTCGAGGACGTCCCCGGCTGGACGCAGCAGCGGGTGCAGCGTGTGCGGCTGGCAGTCCGCCGCGAGGCTGGGCGCGGCGTACTCGGTGCCTTGCGCGAGGCGTCCGAGACCCCGCCGGCATTCGATAGCGATGCCGCTGCGATCAAGGCGCGGGCCGACGCCCTGGGCGTTCTGATCCGCGCTGGAGTCACCCCTGAGGACGCTGCGGCGCAAGTCGGCCTGTCTCGCCTCGAGTTCACCGGCGCCGTCCCCGTGTCGCTTCGACTCCCCGAGAAGGACGCGACCACGCTGGAGGGACCCTGATGGTGGATGCTGCGGTTCTGCGGCGGGGCCAGCAGGAGTTGGCCCGGAGGGCTGCCAACGACCTCGCAGCCCTGTGGCGGCAGGTCAGCAACGCCGTCGAGGCACGAGCTGCCCTCGACGAGATCCTGCCTGCGCTGATCCGCACCTACGGCGAGGCAGCGGCGACCCTGGCTGCCGACTGGTATGACGAGGCGCGCCTGATCGCGGACATTGGAGGCGACTTCACCGCGATCCCCGCTTCGATCGACGACAGCGGTACCGAGTCGCTTGCCGATTGGGCGGTCAACAAGGGGTCCGACCTGGAAGCGATCCTCGCCCTGGTCAACGGCGGGCTGTCGCGTCGCATCCTCAACTTCTCGCGGCAGACCGTCATGGGTTCTGCGCTTGCGGACCCGGCCGCCGACGGATGGCAGCGAGTCGGAGTCGGCGACTCCTGCAAGTTCTGCGCGATGCTCATCGGCCGCGGCGCGGTCTACTCCGAGGCAACCGTCGACTTCGCATCCCACGACTGGTGCAACTGCGCGGCAGTCATGGCGTTCCGTGGCCAACCTCGGCCCGTGAAGCCCTACAAGGTCTCGCCCCGTCGAACCGTCGGCCCCGACGGCAAGCCGGTCCGAGACGCCGACTTCGAACGCGCACAGGCGTGGATCGCCACGCATCTCTAGGCCCCCTGCTCGTCCCGAGCAGGTCTACGCCGACGCCGGGCGGTCAACCGGGCGATGCAAGGAGACCCTCATGTCCGAGGAGAACGAGAACCCCGCTGGCAGCGACGAGTTCAAGCCGATCACGTCACAGGAGGACCTGAACCGCCTCATCGGCGAGCGCATCGGCAAGGTCAAGTCGCAGTACGCCGACTATGACGACCTCAAGGCCAAGGCCGCCAAGTTCGACGAGGCCGATCAGGCCAACAAGTCCGATCTTCAGAAGGCCATCGAGCGCGCCGAGAAGGCCGAGGGCGCCCTGACGCCCACGCAGACCCAGGTCGCCCGTCTTGAGGTGGCCCTCGCCAAGGGGCTGACGGCGACGCAGGCCAAGCGTCTCGTGGGTTCCACCAAGGAGGAGCTCGAGAAGGACGCCGACGAGCTCCTCGCAGACCTGGGCGCGAAGAAGCCCGACCTCAAGAAGCTCGACCCCAAGAAGCTCCAGTCCGGCTCGTCCTCGTCGGGCGAGCAGCTCACCGGCAAGGAGCGCGCCGCCGCGGCACTTCGCCAACTGCGCGGCAACGACTGACTCCCGCGAGGACCGACCTCGGCGGGTGAACCACAACACGAAGGAGATCAGCCATGGCTGACATCACCCGCGCCGAGGTCGCCTCGCTCATTGCAGAGGAGTACGGCGGCCAGGTCATCAAGGCGGCCACGCAGGGAAGCGTCGTGCTGCAGGCGTTCCCGACCGTCAACATGGGCACGAAGACCTCGCACATGCCGGTCCTCGCCACCCTGCCCGAGGCGTCGTTCGTCACCGACGTCGACAACACCGGCGTGAAGCCCACGTCGCAGGTCACCTGGGCAGACCAGACCCTCGTCGCCGAGGAGATCGCGGTCATCATCCCGATCCACGAGAACACGGTCGACGACGCCACCGAGGACATCCTCGGCCAGATCGCCGATCTCGGCGGCCAGGCCATCGGCAAGGTCCTCGACGGCGCCGTCATGTTCGGCACCAATAAGCCGGCGTCGTGGACCTCACTCGACCTGCAGGCAGCCGCCGTGGCGGCCAGCAACACGGTCGCGGTGGTCGACGGCGCCGCCAACGAGAGCGACATCTACGGCGCCTCCCTGCAGGTCGCCGGCCTCATCGCGGCCGACGGGTTTAACCCGGAGACGCTGCTCGCCCAGCGGGGCCTGCAGTACCGGTTCGCGAACCTCCGTGGCAACGACGGTCACCTTGTCCTCCAGGACGGCGGCGGCCTGGCTGGCTTCGACACCTACTGGAGCCGCAACGGCGCCTGGGTGCCGGCCGAGGCGACCACTCTGGTAGCCGACCCGTCCACCGTCCGTATCGGCGTTCGGCAGGACATCACGGTGAAGTTCCTGGACCAGGCCACCGTCGGCGGCATCAACCTGGCCGAGAAGGACATGGTCGCCCTGCGCTTCAAGGCCCGGTTCGCCTATGTCCTGGGCCAGGTCGCCACCCCCGAGACCGGCGTCCGCTCCTACGGCGTCGGCGCGGTCACCCCGGACGTCACCCCGTGAGCCGGGAGTTCAGTCACGCCGTGACGGGGCGCTCGATCACCGTGGCCGAAGGGTCGCGGACCGAGCGCCTCGTCGAGGCGGACAGCAACTGGTCTGAGACGAAGGTCGAGGCCAAAAAGGCGCCCGCCAAGCGCGTGGCGTCCCGCTCCGACAAGTCCGACTGAGCGAGAGGGGGCGACCCATGGCCACGATCATCGAGAAGACCGACCTGCCATCCGCATTGCAGTCCGCCGAGTCGATCGACCTCATGATCGCCGGAGCCAACTCCAAGGCTTCCCGGGTCGCCCCCTGCCTCGTCGCAGCCGTCGAGGCAGATCCAAAGACTCCCGCGCAGGAAGACCAGCTTGCCGAGGCCAAGCTCGTTCTCGTCGGCGCGATCTCGCGGTGGGTCTCCGCCGGGGCTGGCGCCTTCACGCAACAGACCGCCGGTCCGTTCAGCGTCTCGACCGACACGCGGCAGCGCTCTGGCTGGCGGTTCTGGCCGAGCGAGATCGTCGACCTGCAGGGAATCTGCAAGGACCCGGCCGGATCGGGTCTCCGCAGCGTTGGCCTTGTCGGCGCCCGCTACGAGATCACCTGACATGTTCCCCACTCCGTGGACCGTGCTCCTTCACGCCCGCTCCATGGGCGCCAAGGACTCGCACGGCAACCCGACGGAGACCTGGCCCGAGGTCGGCGTTCCGGAGCCCGCCTACGGCTGGTCGCCACCCTCGGCAGATGGTCAGCCGTTCGACCCGAACCGCACTCCAGTAGTTCGCGACCTCGATGTGTACATGCCGTCATCGGCAGCGCAGCCGAAGGACCGGATGACTGTCGGCGGGGTCCTCTATTCCGTCGTTGGCCATCCCGAGGACTTCAACCACGGCCCGTTCAGCTTCGCCCCAGGTGTCCGAGTGAACCTCAAGCGCATCGAGGAGGCCGGCTGATGACGGTCAAGATCAAGTGGAACAACGCGGCCTTCGAGGAGACCCGCCGCGGCCCCGCGGGCGAGATGGTGGCAGAGATGGCGACGTCGATCGCTGCGGCCGCGAGCGACCCCATGATCGTCGCCGCTTCCGGGCCCGGCAAGCGCCGCGACCGTGGTGCCGTGATCGCACTGCTGGGCGCGCGAGACGGAAACGACATCCTTCGCCACCTCGACGCAGGGCGGCGCTGATGAGCGACGCCATGGTGCCGGTCGACGCTGAGGCGCTTGTGGTGGAGTACCTGGCCGCACGGATGCCTGGCTACGACGTGTCGACCCGACTTCGCGACCAGTCAGGCGCGATCACCATCGAGCAGGTGGGCGGCGTCCGCCGCAGCCCAGTCCACGATCACCCGCTGATCGTGGTGCAGACCTGGCACGACGACGAGGTCGAGGCATCGCAGATGTGCCGCCTCGCCTTCGCGCACCTGTGGGCCCTTCACGAGGACTCGGAGTTCGGCAACCGGGTTCGCCAAGTGACGTCCGTCGGCGGCCCCCAGTCCTTCCCCGACCCGACTGCAGCGAACCCGCGCTGGCAGGCGACGGTCGAGCTGAACCTACGTCCCATCCCGATCGGAGCATGACCCATGACCACCAAGAAGACCGAGACCGCGACCACGACCGTGACGCACCCGACGATCGATGGCATCTCCTACGAGGTTCCGTCCAAGGATGCCGACGAATGGAGGAACGCCGGCTGGAAGACCGGCGCCACCAAGGGCGACGAAACCGGCAACTGATCCCCTCGCGTCCAGCGACGACGAGGCAGCACTACCCACTCCATGAGGCTCCGCAAACCCACATGGAGGAAACACCATGGGAGACACCCGCAAGGTCGTCGCTGGAACCGGCAAGCCCGGCGGCTACGCATTCCGCGCCCCCCTCGGCACTGCACTGCCGGCCAACGAGTCCACGGCTCTCGCCGCGGCCTACGTCAACCAGGGCTACGCCTCGAACGACGGCCTGTCCCGCGCCATCGCCAAGGCGTATGAGGTCATCCGCGACTGGAACGGCGACGAGGTCAAGCGGATCAAGACCGAGACCTCGGTGACCATCACGTTCACCCTCATCGAGGCCGCAAACGGCGAGGTCGTCAAGAGCGTGTTCGGCGACAGCGCCGTCACCATCACCCCCGCGACCCCCTCGGCTGGCACCAAGATCGCGGTCGCCTACGCCGGCGAGGACGCCCCGTCCTCGGTCTGGGCGTTCGACCTCAAGGACGGCAACCACGTCCGCCGCATCGTGTGCCCCGTCGCGCAGAACGTCACCGAGGACTTCACCCAGGAGATGACCTCGGGCGGCGTCATCTCCTTCCCGGTCACGCTCACGCTCTACAAGGACTCCAACGGCAAGTTCTTCTACGACTACTCCGACGACGGCGTCACGACTGCGTAGCCCGTCGGCTCGACCCCCCGGTGGCTGGAATCTCGTGCGGAGCCTCGCCAGCCACCGGGGCCACACCCATTCACGAGGCCCGCAGCAGGAAGAGGTTCCGCACCCATGCCCGAGATCCCCGACGGCGCCAAGCTCCCCCAGGACCACCAGGCGCCCCGCCCCAAGGTCGACGACCCGACAGTGCCGAAGGCCATCGACTTCGAACTCAAGGGCGTCGCCATCAGCCTCGACACCGACACGCTCGACGACTTCGAGATCGGCGACAAGATCGGCCGGATCATCGACGCCCAGGACGGCGGCAACCCCAGCGACATGCTGCTCGCCGCCCCCCTCCTGCGTCAGATCGTCGGCCCTGACTCCTTCCGCGCCCTCATGGACGCCTACCGCGACCCCAACACCGGCCGCGTCAGCAACGAGGTCGGCGCGGAGATCCTCGCAGAGGTGCTGGGAGCAGTCCCAAACTCCTGAACCTCGCGCTGCTGCTTCGGCGGCACCGCGGGGCACTCGTCGCAGACTTCGTCCGCTACTACCGCGCCACTCCGTTCGCGCTGTGGCGCGCAGGGATGCACTTGCTCGATGTCGCCGACCTGGCGCGGCACCTCCCTGGCGACTCGGCCGTGGCGCAAGACATCGAGCCGCTCTA